GATTAAAATATCTGCTCTTATGAATTCTGCGGGGAAAAAATACTTCAGCATGGATTTCTTAGTCGATCGATGGCTAGGGGTAAGAGGACAAGATTTAATTGGTAATAAAAAAGCTAAAGAGAAAGCTGCAGAAGCTAAAAAGAAAGCTGCAGAAGCTGAAGGAGGTGCTACTGGAGCAGAGGGTGCTACTGGAGAAGAAGGCGGAGGCGAATTTACACTATAAAATAATATGGCTGGATTTTTAGATAATTTAGGAAAAATAAACCCCAATATCTCTAGGATATTAAAAACTATTAGTGGACTAGGGTCTTTTGGAATGGAATATAAAGACATGGTTATCCAAGACTCTATAGCAATCGGTGTATCCGAAGCCAATATGAGGGAAAGATTTGGATTTACTGATTCCGACGAAGATTTTATCTATAGCATAGCAGCTCAGGACACATCGAATAGAAAATACATAGCATACTTTGACAAAGATTATCCATTCAAAAGAGATTTTCTTAGAACATTCGCTCTAAATGCAGAAATAGAATATATCTTAGACACTATCTGTGACGAAGCAATAGTCTATGACGAAAAGAACTTTTTCTGCCATCCAGCTTTAATGAATATGGATCTTAAGGAGAATGTAATAAAATCTTTAAGAAATAATTTTAGAAAACTGTATGTATTGCACAATTTTGTAAATGGACTTACAGGATGGCAATATTTTAGACAATTAATAGTGGAAGGATTTCTTGCATTTGAAATTATATACTCCAATGATGGTAAAGAAATAGTAGGATTTAAAGAATTAGACGCAGCAAGTTTAACTCCTGCAGTCGAAAAAAAACCCGACGGTACTAGAGAAACTATATGGTGGCAATATTACGGTGAAACTGTAAGACAAAGAAAACTTCTTGATGCACAGGTCATTTATATATCTTATGCTAAAGCAAATGTAGTTTCTAGAGTTTCTTATACTGAAAGACTTATAAGGTCTTACAACTTGCTAAAAATCATGGAGCACTCCAGAATAATATGGAATGTGATGAATGCCCAGTATAGAATTAAGATGACAGTTCCTATTGGTAGCAAAGCTCCTCAAAAAGCTAAAGAAACATTAGGTGAGCTTATGTCCGTCTATAAAGAAGATATTAAGCTTGATACAACATCAGGTGAACTCTCAATAAATGGTAGGCCGGATATACAGTTTTATAAAAACTATCTATTTCCACAACAAGGAGGCGAATCTGTTAGAATAGAGACACTAAATGCACAGGGACCAAACTTAAATATTATGGACTCGGTGGTTTATTTCTATAATAAATTAAGACAGGACTCTAAGATTCCTTACAACAGATTCTCTTCCCGATTTGGAGTTGGGTCTAATAATGTATTTAAAACTGCTGCAGATGGAGCGGAAAGGGATGAAGTTAGATTTGCTAAATTTATAACACGTCTTAGATCTATATTTCAGGAGATCATTGTTAAGCCCTTATGGATCCAAATGTGTTTAGATTTCCCAGATCTTAAGAATGATTCCGAATTTAGAAGTCAGATAGGAGTTAAGTTTGAAAGTGATAATGTATTTGGAGAATCTAGAGAGATAGAACAGCTAATAAAGAAAATAGATTTTATAACATCTATGGGAGAAATTAAGGAAACTGTAAACGAAGAAGAGGTACAGTTTTTTGATCAGGATTTTATGATAGAAAGATGGTTAGACCTCTCTTATGATGATATACAGTTAAATAAATCCTATGTAAAAAAATCCGAGGAAGCTGGAAAATCTGCGGCAACTGGAGCAACAGGAGGGGCAGAAGCAGGGGGAGCAGAAGCTGCAACAGGAGGAGCAGAAGCTGCAACAGGAGCTTAACCGAAAACTTATCTAGTTTTTTAGTATAATATTTAAATCCTTTTTATTATTAAAATAGATTTTCTATATTAGCTAAAAACAGATAAATGCAGAAAGAACTTAGAATCCTGTTAGAGATAGAGAGCGCAACAGGAAACGGATCACAAAAAGTCAAACAAGATCTTATAAAAAAAAATTACTCTAAGGAAATAGAATATCTCCTTAAGGTTTCCCTTGATCCATTCCTTACTACAAAATTACACAAGCTTCCTGTTTTACTTAACTCGCCTTACATCGTAGAGTGTGGTGATATTTTTGATCGCTTTAAAGATCTCACTAAAAAACTTTTTGAAGCACCCGCAGCCAACGACAATCTAAGAGAGGAAGCATTTGAACTAGTTAATTGCTTTCCATTATCGTTAGAAGAAAGAAAGATTTTGGCTAAAGTTTTAACAAAAAGATTAAACATAGGAATCGGAGCTAAGTTAATAAACAAAGCTTTTAATAAAGAAGTTATACCAGATCCTAGTCTAATGCTTGCGCAAGATGATGAAGATGAAATAAAAAAATGGGATTCTATAGTCTGTGAAGAGAAATATGATGGGGTAAGGGTAATTGCTTTTGTTTCTGGAGAGGAAGTAAAATTTTATACCAGAGCATTTAATGAAATACCCAATCAATACTTAAAAAAGATTGCGGACGAATGTTTGATATTAATTAAAAACTCAGGGCTACAGGGAGAATGGTTTTTTGACGGGGAACTTACCGACTCCAATAGAAAAAGCGTTTCTGGTAAAGTCACCCAAATGTTAAAGGGTAAACCAGTAGAATCTATAGGAGATGATCTATTTTATAATGTTTTTGATCTTGAAGATGCAGAAACGCTTAAAAGAGGTAAAGGCATTATTCCTTTCGACGTAAGGAGAGGCACATTAGAGGGTGTTTTTGTAACGTATAAGACGAATTCGCTTACTCTAGCAGATTCTTTCTTAACTACCGAAAAAGAAGAAATATACGCTTACTATAAGAAAATTGTAGATCAGGGAGGGGAGGGTGTTATCCTTAAAAATCCTGAGCACGTATACGAATGCAAAAGATCTAAAAATTGGATCAAGTTAAAAGAGGTTAACGATTGTGATTTAATTATTACTGGCTGGTACCCAGGAGAAGGTAAAAGAGAAGGATTCATAGGAGGATTCTACTGCGAGGATTCTTCTGGTACTGTTAAGGTTAAAATTGGTGCTGGTTTTACCGACCAAGATCTTAAAGATCTTAGCGAGAATCCAGATTCTCAAATAGGTAAGGTTTGTGCTATACAATACAATGTTATAATAAATGATAAGAACGATAATTGGTCTTTATTCTTACCAAGATTTATAGAAATAAGAAACGATAAAGATTTGTGTGACGATATGAAGAATTTATGTAAATGATTTAAAATTTGTAAAAAATAGATGATACAAGAATTACTAACAGAGAAATTAAGACCGAAGGAGCTAAAACATATGATCTTACCACAAAGGATTAAGAGTTCTTTTGAAAATGGATTACAACAAAATGTTTTATTAGCAGGATCTCCTGGATCTGGTAAAACCAGTATGGCTAAGATTCTAATAAAAAATCACGCATACATTTTCATAAATGTTTCTGATGAAAGTTCTGTTGAAACAATTAGAACTAAGGTCCATGATTTTTGTTCAACTGTTTCTATCCTGGATGGGAAGAAACAAACTAAGATCGTAGTACTAGATGAGTTTGACGGTGCATCTGATCAGTTCTACAAAGCTTTAAGAGGAACAATAGAGAAATATGCTAAAACCACAAGATTTGTTGCTACGTGCAACTATTTAAGCAAAATACCAGATGCTATTAGATCGAGATTTGAGGTTTACGATTTTGATCCTATGAGCAAGGAAGAGGAGCACGAAATAAAATCTCAATGGCAGGAGAGGGTATCTAAAATACTTAATTTAATGTCAATAGATCACGACGACAGAAGTCTTGATTTGTTTACCAAAAAGTATTTTCCTGATATGAGGTCTGCTTTAAACACTATACAAAGGTGGGAGATAGACGGAGTAACAGATTTAACAGAGAGTAAAATAAACGAAATAACCTTTGACCACGAGGAGATTTTTAATATGGTGGTTAGCAAACCAGATCCAATTAGAAATTATCAATACGTAGTTGGACAATATTCAGGAAGGGTCGACGAGGTTATGGCATCTTTAAGTTCAGACTTTATTAAATGGCTCGAAGAAAAGAATCCACAGAAATTAAACTTAATCCCTTCTATAATTATTACTGTGGCAAGATATCAATCTCAAAGAAGTCAAGTAATAGATCCTATAGTTAGTCTATTAGCTTTAATATTTGAACTACAGCAGATGCTTAATAAATAACAATTATACTAATCATTAAACAATAAAACCTTTAATAATGCCTAGTATACCACGCAAAAATATTATGAAAAAAATAATTATTAGCAAAAGGAATTTAGATTGCGTTAGGAAACAACGAGAGAATATACAATTAGACTACTGTTTCCCAGATGATTTAGACAGTAGGTTAAAGAGAGCTATTGATTTAAGAGAGGAGTTTTTAGACATCATACCTTTCAGTGCGCACGCAAAAAAAAATTGTGAGAACTATTTAGATGCTCTAGAAGCGGAGGACTATAAGACGTGTAATAGATTTTTTATAGAGGATTAAATAAACATACAATAATAAATAAAATGAAGGGCAAAATAATTATAGTTCGACCTGGAGGATCTGGAAAAGATTTTTTAAGAAAGAAATTGGTAGATAAAGGATTCTCCTATGGAGTTTCGTTTACAAGTAGACCTCCAAGAACGGCGGAAGTTAAAGGATCCGACTATTATTTTAGATCTATTGATTTTTTTGAAGCTAATTCTGATTTGTTCCTGGAGCTTCAAGAATTTAATGGATGGAAATATGGAATATCTAAAGAAGAGTTCAATGAAAAAGATCTTTTTATTTTAAGTCCAGCAGGTCTAAGAAGTTTGCCTACAGAGCTTAGACAAATATCATTTGTTATTTATTTAAATCCGTCAGAAGAAACAAGAATAGAAAGATTAAAGGGTAGGAATTACGCTGATAGTGTCGAAAGAAGATTAATTGCTGATAGAAAGGATTTTTTAAATTTTTGGACTATGATATAATGATAACAAATGAAGATTTTTAATGACAACAGTAGTAGTAGACGGAAACTATATTTTCCATAAAACCTTTGGTATATTTTCGAGATTTGGCTCAAAAAATCCGGGAGATGTACTTTCTTCGGAAGCTGAAAGAAATATGTTTATAAGAAAGGTGATAACAGATTTATGTTATGCGCTAAAACAAATACCTGATATAAAACAGGTGATATTTTGTAAAGATTCTAAATCTTGGAGAAAAGATTATAAAATTACAAGAAGCGTATATAAAGAAAGTAGAATAAAAGGGGAAGGTGTAGACTGGGGTTTATTCTTTAAAATCATGGATGAATTTTCAGAATATCTAGAACAGAATGGATTTATTTATAGTTCATATCAAGGAGCAGAAGGCGACGATTTAATATGGGCTTGGTGCGATCATCTTTCAAATAATGGTGAATCTGTTATAGTAATAAGTGGAGACAAAGACATGCACCAACTTGTTAAATATGATGATAGATCTTGGGTTGGAATATGGAATAGCAACTCAAAGAATAACAAATTAATAGTTTCTGAAAATTGGAAAACAGAATCAGAAGAAGAAACCACAATATTTGATGTTAACCCAACTTCAGGATCAAACACTTCCAAAATGGAAAAACTACTTTCCTCTTGCACATTGGAAAGAATCGATACAAAGGAATACATTTTTAAAAAAATCCTAATGGGGGATAAAAAGGATGATGTGCCCGGCGTTTTTCCACACCAAACCAAAAACGGAAAAAATTCAAATATAGCAGAAGGGAAGGCTAATAAAATATGGGAGCTTTATAAAGAATCTGAATGGGTATCTTTTGATATGGAGGACCTATGGGACAATGACGACTTTCTTGGGTGGATATCGGGATTATCTCTTAGATTAATATCACAGACTGACAATAGCGAGAACAGAAAGAAATTCAAAAATTTCTATGAAGAGAATGCTAGATTAGTTTGGATGAATTCTAGAACTTTACCAAGAAATATAGTAGAAGGATTAAAGAATCATATAAGTGAACTAGAATCTAAAGAAAAATTACCACTTATAATGGATAAAAAAGAAATGATAGAAAAATCACCTTGGGCTAAGGAATCAACTCCACCTAAGGGATTTGATCCTTTTTATTATTTAATTAATGAATAATCCTTTCGACATAATAAAATCTTTTTATTCCAAATCCTGGGATAAAATAAATGACAGAGATAAAGCTAGAAATTTATTTATGGTAAATAGGATATGTTCTATTGCTTATCCCTTACAGGCAAACTCCTTTAATAATATAAAAATACAGGGAGAAAAAGTTATAGATTTCTGGAAGATATTTGTAAGACATCATAATAAAAGTGCTCCTTCCTGGATATGGACAAAAACAGTAAAGAAGGGAAAAGAGAAAGAGAAAAAAGAGTATAGAGAAGATGTTATAAACTTCATCAAAGAAAAATACGATCTATCAAATAGAGAAATAGAAGAACTGAAGAATTTTTTCCCTACTAAATTTAATACTTTTTACAAGGAGATTGAAACGCTGATAAGTTAGATTGATATTTAAATTCCGGATATATATTCTAAACATAATATTCTGGGATGAAGGAACTTAATCAGATTACAATAAAACAGCTGTTGGCTTCCAATACTATAGGGGCTAATAATTCAATTACTAATGCTAATTTTTCCCAATTACAAGAAGCTATACTTCTAATTAATAGGGCTTTTGGTATTTCTATTCAAGATAAAACCATGAATTTTCCCACTGGGAAAATTACTACAGGTACTATAACTGCTGACATTTTAAGATTACCTATATCTGGAAATTCATCTATTCAATTAAAGGGTAGCAACGGTGAGATAACAGCAAATGGATTAAACACAACTAGTGACATTTTTGCAGGGGGAAATCTTTTAATAGGATCCTCTAACACGGGGGGAAGATTAATATTAATATTAGACAGAACATATACAAATGAATCATTAAAACCTGGCATTCCGGGTCAGATAAGATTTATTGGAGGGGATTATGAAGCATTTCTTAGTTTTGGAGAAGTACAGGCTTCTTTCTCTTTTGATATAGGAGCTACTGGAGCTAGCGGACAAACAATCGCAGTCTTGTATAACGGTGTAACAGCAGGACAAGCTTCTTGGAATATTAATAACACCTTAACCGCCCAATCTATTGTAGATAATATAGCATTAAACCCCTCAGGACCATGCTTAGCCGAATATTCATTAAACACAGTAACAATAAAAGCTGTTCCTGGTCTTGGTGCAACTGCAAACGGTGATATAGTAACAGTATCTGGTACTGTACCAGTGAGCGCCACTTCTGGACTAATGACTGGAGGGATTAACGGAACTGGTGCTTGGACTTCAATAATAGGATCTCAGGGTGTTACTGGACCTGCAGGACCTGGCGGAGGGCCAACAGGAACAACAGGAGCTACTGGGACAACAGGAGCAACGGGGGCAACAGGAGAAACTGGAGCCACTGGATTAGGAGCTACTGGAGCAACAGGAGCAACAGGAGCAGCATCCACCGTTCCTGGTCCAACAGGAGACACCGGACCTACTGGACCTACCGGACCTAACGGAGCAAAAGGATCTCCAGGAGTTCAGGGAGTCACCGGTGCTACTGGACCAACTGGAACTACTGGATCAGCAGGCCCAGCAGGTTCTAATGGTGCTACTGGTGCTACTGGACCTACTGGTACTACAGGAGCCACTGGTACTACCGGAGAGACTGGAACAAATTGGCACGTTGGATCAGGAGCACCAAGTATAGGACTAGGAAATGAAGGTGATTTATATTTAGACGGTAATAACGGAGACGTATATGAAAAATCTGGAGGGGTATGGACACTCCAGTATAATATAAAAGGACCTACTGGTACTACTGGAGCAACAGGAGAAACAGGACCCACGGGAGAAACCGGACCTACTGGTGCTACTGGTGCTACTGGTGCTATTGGACCTACCGGGGGAACAGGACCTACAGGAGCTACGGGAACGCCTTTTCCTTTAGGGTATGCGGACTTAACTAAATTTAGTACCACACAAACAGTGAGCTCTGGTGCTATTATACCAGTAAGATTTGACACAACAAATCTTATAGATACAAACACATTTGCTACTGGTGATTTTGCTAGCTCTGGTGTTACTGGAACATATATAGAAACCTTAGTAGCTGGTCAATACTTCGTTAGTTACAAAGTAGGTTTAGAACACACAGGAACTGGAGGAGATAGCTTTATATCTACCAGTTTATGGAAAGGTACAACCTCTCCTGTTGAAATAACAAACTTTAGAGGATTTACTACACTTGAGGACGTAACGGGAAGTAATAATGTACCATATAATCTAGTTACTGTAACTGGAATATTAGACGCTAATCAAGGGGATGAGTATTGGGTTAAAGTTTCATATCAAGCGGGTGGAGTTGGATCGGTTGATGTAACAAACAGTGATACCGGATTTAATATATTTTCTTTAGAGGGGACATCGGGTGTAACTGGAGCAACTGGACCAGGAGGTAACGTTGCAGTTTGGGGTAGATTCTGGTCTAGCTCTGATCAGACCAACGCATTTTCTGTAAACACTGCCAAATTCAACAATAGTGATGTCAATAATTATGGGGTTAGTATGGTTTCTAACACGGAAGCCACAGTCAGCGTAACCGGAACATACAGTATAGAATACACTATACAATGTGATACGAGTTTAGATGCTTCTGTTGATGTATGGATTGCAAAAAATGGTAGCAATGTTGCTGATAGTAATGCTAGAGTTCCGGTTACTTCAAATATAGCTAATACTTTCACTGGTAATTTTGTGATGAACCTCGATCAAAATGATTATATAGAAATCTACTGGAGCTCAACGGAATCAACCGTCACATTAAATAGCATAGCTCTTGGATCCCCACAACCCCCACTAACTCCCTCTATTATTCTTTCTGTTTCTCAGATAGCTTTTACTGGTCCTAGCGGAGCTACTGGACCTTCCGGTCCTACTGGCTCTACCGGAGAAACTGGACCTACTGGACCTACCGGATCCACTGGATCTACAGGTGCTACTGGAATAGGAGCTACAGGACCTACCGGGTCTACTGGGCCTACTGGAGCTACTGGACCTACAGGATCAGGAGCTACCGGACCTACTGGATCTACAGGACCTGCAGGACCGATAGCTAAATATGTTTTAAAAGTGCAGTTTGATGGATCAGGAAACGTTGATTCCGTTACACCATTCCCAGCAGCAAATGACGAATCAGGAAACACGATTGCATCAGGTATAGGAGGATGGTTATTTACAAGAAACAGCGGCACGCAAATTACTATAGCACATCCTTTAGGAGTTCCCGCTTTAGATATACAAACACATGCACAAGCTGTTGGTGGATATATTTCAAGGACAATAACAGGAGCTAGGGCCGGTAACTATGTTTTACAAGACAATAATTCCTTTATAATCTATGGTGTTAACCTAACTAATTTAGGAGGAAGTGGTACTTACGCTTACATAACTTGGAATTTCCCGTCCAATAACATTTTCATCTAACCTAGGAGGGGAAATATTTAAGGTATAAATACTAAGGAAAAAAAAGAATATAAATTAGATGGCTCAAATATCAGGATTACCAGTAACAATGATAGCTAGTGTTGAACCTGGCTCTGTTAAGGTTGACAGTTACTATAACAATCCATCTAGCGTTTGGAATGGGTTTCCCTCTAGCTTCAGTTGTGTATTAAATTTAATAGCTACCCCAACTTCACAGGAGCCTAATTTTACATTTAACGCTCACGATCTTGTAAATGGTATGTGGCTTCTACAGCCGAATGGTAATGCTTTTTTAATTACATATGTTAATGTTATTAACAATCTAGAAGTAGATGTAGTTTTAAAAGACATAGATCTTTACAATTTAATAAGTGACTACACCGTATCTGGTAACAACTATCCAACTGAAGGAATTAATGGAATAACATTTGAAGTTTCAGAAGACGGAGCTCCTGTAACTGCTTTAATAGCAACTGCACTAGCACCAAACTTGGATGAAAATGGATATTGGATAGATGATGCTTTAGCTAGATTTCAATTTAGAAACTTTGTTAAAGCTAGCTATAGTAACGTTTATTCTCCTAATCCAGAATATTCTTTATTCAATGTTGGTCAAGTAGTTTATTTAGAAATCTATGGTGTTTTTGACATAGTAGACACGACATCGATAAGTGAAGTAGAAAAAGCATTTGGTGTTATAACATCTGTAGATGAACCGGAAGCTGGTAATATAAACGTCCGTCCCTTCGGAAGAATAGTGACTACTACTTTTGCTCTTCCTGGTAGCATTGGTGAGGTGTTATATTTTGATAATACGGCTGCTCCCTCATATGTTACCAATATTAAACCGTTAGTAAATCCTATTCCTGTCTATATTAAAATTAGTGATTATGTGGGATCATATTTATATCCTGCTCAAGGAAGTGGGACAGGAACAAGTGGAACTTCTGGATCTTCAGGAACAAGTGGAAGCTCAGGATCTTCAGGAACAAATGGAACTTCTGGATCTTCTGGATCTTCGGGATCTTCAGGAACAGATGGAACTAGCGGCACGTCTGCATTCGATGGCAATGACGGATCAAACTCAGGTAGATGGGAATATGATTCAGTCATGGGTGCAATTAACGGAAAATTTAGTACTGACTATTCTACAATATCATCTGTCACACAAATCCAAATCAATCAGTTTGACTATAACGGAGTCGATTATAGTGCGTGGTTACAAATCGTTGAATCCCTAAATTTAAGTGCAAATAATATTTTCATACAAATTACTGAAGTTGGTAGTAATAATATAATAGGTATATGGGCAATCGTTTCGGCGTTCTATCAAGTAGGAGCTAACAATAAATTATTATTGACGGTTTTTTTTATTAGTGGTAGTGGAACACTAACACCATCAACTAATTATACGATAACTTACGTTTATAATGGATCTAATGGCAGTGACGGAACTTCTGGATCTTCGGGATCTTCAGGAACAGATGGAACTAGTGGAACTTCTGGATCTTCAGGAACAGATGGAACTAGTGGAACTTCTGGATCTTCGGGATCTTCAGGAACAGATGGAACTAGTGGAACATCTGGATCTTCAGGAACAAGTGGAAGCTCAGGATCTTCAGGAACAGATGGAACTAGTGGAACTTCTGGATCTTCAGGAACAGATGGAACTAGTGGAACATCTGGATCTTCGGGATCTTCAGGAACAGATGGAACTAGTGGAACTTCTGGATCTTCGGGAACAAGTGGAAGCTCAGGATCTTCAGGAACAGATGGAACTAGTGGAACTTCTGGATCTTCAGGAACAAGTGGAAGCTCAGGATCTTCAGGAACAGATGGAACTAGTGGAACTTCTGGATCTTCAGGAACAAGTGGAAGCTCAGGATCTTCAGGAACAGATGGAACTAGTGGAACTTCTGGATCTTCAGGAACCGATGGAACTAGTGGAACTTCTGGATCTTCGGGAACAAGTGGAAGCTCAGGATCTTCAGGAACAGATGGAACTAGTGGAACTTCTGGATCTTCAGGAACAGATGGAACTAGAGGAACTTCTGGATCTTCGGGATCTTCAGGAACAGATGGAACTAGTGGAACATCTGGATCTTCAGGAACAAGTGGAAGCTCAGGATCTTCAGGAACAGATGGAACTAGTGGAACTTCTGGATCTTCGGGAACAAGTGGAAGCTCAGGATCTTCAGGAACAGATGGAACTAGTGGAACTTCTGGATCTTCAGGAACAAGTGGAAGCTCAGGATCTTCAGGAACAGATGGAACTAGTGGAACTTCTGGATCTTCAG